CATAATGCACGGTACTTCTTGGCGACGCGGTCGTCAGCGATGACTATGTCATCACCTAATACCGCGTATAGGGCAAACCAACCTTTGAAGCCGGCTCGTTGTGCGGAATACTGCACCATCGCGTGATGGACTAGAGCGAGCATACCCCAAGAGGAGTACGCGCCCATCGGCTGACCGACAGCATAACGAAGGAACCTAGTTCCCACGTTTTGCTCCCGCGCGACCCCTTTCGGGATCACGTAGGGTCGGCCAACCAATATGGCTGCCCAGGCTCTTGCGAACCTCTGTCCAAATATACACGCTAGTAGGATCTCCTGGATCTTAATGGGTATACGATCCGTCGCGGACGAAAGATCGTAAGAGTAAATGATCTGACGAGAATTTACTCGCTTCAAGAGACGTTCGACCGGCCTAAGCTGATCAAAAGTCCCATCTTGGGGAATCTCTTCGAGAATCCCGAAGATCCACTTATGAAGTGGATAAAGCGCCCACTGGGTCCAACAGTCTACCAGAGCTACCACCCGGACCTTCCCCGCCGCCTCTGGAAGGAGGGCAAGACGTCCGCAGACATTCTTGCCGTATCCGTGCGCATTCGGGACTTCCGTCCTGTTTGTCGCACGGGCCCGCCGATAAAACACGGCGGTGTCTTCCAGCAACGTCCAAAGACTCTTAGTACTACCATAACCTCCCGGAATTACTTCTAGGAAGTCACGTAATATGTTAGAGTCCAAGGACGCGAAACCTTCCTCCGAGGAGGGTGTGGCTGACCATCTCATCGCTGAGACGATCCGGTGTGCAAACGAGGTTGGTGTACCAGATAGCCAGGATGGCACAGGCTTCTTGGCAAGCTTGAGGTCGTTAGCTTTCTTAACGATTTCGGGATCCTCAAACCGGTCTGCAGAAACTGAAGAGATCACAAAAGGCGTTGGCCTTGGGTAATCTTCGGGAGAAACCTCCCGAAGGTCCCTGATTAGATCGAAATTCAGTTTCCTGAACTCGACCCCTGAGTGTGTTTGAATCCCTGGAAGGAAGGAATTGAGCAAGAACGATCTCCAGTCCGCGAGGAATGAAGGTCGGAGCTCTCTCCCTAGACCTAAGATCGATGAGAAATTAGGTCGTCCCTTACAGGGCATCACCCGGTACATCCCGAAGAATGTTAACCAAAGCCGGATTGTCTCCCTGTTTCCAGAACGGATCTGTGTCCGCACGAATGCAGGCATAATCCGCGGGAGTCCATCCCGAGACCGGGCAACTGCAACCTTTCCAATCTTCCTTGAATGGAAAGACAGTTGACCTCCGGGTAATGATTGCATAAGTGCAACATTACAGACTTTCAGGTACAGAACAAGACCTCTACTTCCAGAGACCTTGCCAATGGACACGCACGCCTTTGCAAACTGCGCTAGTTGTATGATTCTTGAGCGAGATACTTTCCCTGACACCAGTCGGATCCAGGAAACTCCTGGCTCCAACCAGTGTCTCCAGACTTTTAAATCTGGACGCCATGAAACAGGTCTTGTGAGGATCCTTGCATTCTTGAGTCTAAGACTCTGAAGTAAGAATTTCATTTAACGTAATTTACATTACCCTAGTGATAGGCTGTTCCACCTTCGGTTTCGAGACGCGAATATGTATCCGCGCTCGGCCGCAGGCGCTCTTGGTAGAGTCGGTAAGGTACCGCGCTGGTTTCACAGCAACTACAAGCAGGGTCGTACAGGCCCCCTTTGGAGTCCAACAAAGTCCTTGTTCAAGGGAACCTTGCCAGTTCTTGTTGCAACAAGGCTCCTCAGATTCCCGTCGTACCGCAGCACTGCATAGTGTGTACCAGCTAACGCTGGAGGCACATGACCAGTGACGCCGGCCGCTTCGGAGGAACGTGTCCCTCTTCAGCTTTCAGCTGTCATCTGAACCATGTCAGTAGGGTCGTCACCTAGATTCCATATACCAGGCGTGCAGAGCACGTTCGGGTGGAATGGTGCAACGCACTAATTACCCTGTGTTTCCCGCAATAAGGAAAACAGAACTGCACG